GTAACTCCCGAAACTGTACTTGTAGCAGATGCTAACTGGTCAACTCTGTTTGTTCTTACTTGTGTGTCAAAGTCACTGACCTTTGCTGCCGTAAGCGTTGGTACGTCAGCAGCAACTAAACTTCTAAATGTAGGTGCAGCAGCACTTCCAGTGGTAGGGCCAGCTAAAACAATATTTGCATTTCTTGTTGTTGCTTTATCAAAAAATGCACCAGTACCACCAACAGTAATTATTGAACTTGCAGAAGGTGGAGTAGAACCGTTATCACCAAAACCATAATATAATTTTAGATCATTTTCATTAAAAGCTAATTCTGATGGAGATAAACTAGAAGGTGCGCCAGCCGATCCACTTGCTGATCTTTTTTTAATTCTTATAGTGTTGGACATGGCTTAGAAGTTTCCTCCGTTTACGAGTGTAAGTTTAGTAGTAGTATTATCTAACTTTAATGTACCACTTGCTGCGTGAAAATACAGCAATGAATCATCAACTGCACTACTTGTATCGATTCCAGTACCAGCAGGGCCTTGCGGTCCTGTAGCTCCTTGCGATCCTTGCGATCCTGTAGCTCCAGTGGCTCCTTGTGGACCTTCGGTAGCTACAGTAACTACTGTTGAACTGCCCTCTGTTACTGTAACAGTATTAGTAGTCTCATTTACTGAGACAGTATTTTTCTGCTCTGTAATCTGAACACTGTTCATGCTGTATAACCCTCTGAAACAAATATAGTGCCTTCTAAATAATATTCTTTTTCATTTGACCCATTTGTAAGAAGGACATCATATTTAAGAACGTCAGGTGTAAATGTAGCGGTTTGCGTATCCGTTAAAGAAATTTTTACTGATCCTGCTGCTCTATCTGTATAAGTAACACCAAAATCAGCATATTTTGTGGTGCGTGTTTCTTCCCATACCTGTGCTTCAACGGTATATCCTGTTAAATTTATTGCATTATTACTGCTGTCTTTAAACAACAAAGGAATCGAATGATCTGATCGCCTTTGCAATGTAAAGTTATACGTTCCAGGAGAAATTGCCATTAACCAGCCTCAAGTGCAGCAACTTTAGTTTCTAATACTTCTATTTTAGCAACTGCTTCTTGTAATGCTTTTGTTAATGTTGCAACAATTGGTGCAATACCGATAATTTGTAACCCCTCATCTTTTTTACCCTTACAAGCATCTGGTATAACTTCCCCAACCTCATGTGCTATAAATCCTTCATGGATTGCTTCTGATTGTTTGTATATATCATAATCTTTGTATTGATAAGTTATTGGCCTTAAATTTTTAACCCTTTCTATAGCATCAACAGCTAAAGTTGTCACATTTCTTTTGATTCTATAGTCACTGGTTGTTGAAGAATCAATATTACCGAGTCTTGTATTATCAATATAAAAATGCGCATCACTTCCATCCCACATGAAATTAAACAGATGAGTTTGATTTGCACTTGCAGCGTTAGCTGGGCTAGTTCCTGAATCAGTACTTAAACCCGATCTACAACCAAATCCTCTACCTTGAAAGAGTCCAATTTCAGTAGTATTACATGAACCTGTTACTGAACTTTCTTGTGCAATTAATGATCCAACTGCTGAAATTTGGTATCTAGGAGTATTTACTGTAGAGAAAAGTATTGTAGAACTGCTATCTTGTGAGTTAAGGTGTAGTGCTCCTGCTCCCTTATGCAATAATTCTGAATTACTGTTAGGGCCATCAGTTGCAGTACTACTACTTCCTCCTACTCTTCTTATTCTTAAGCCATAATCTGCGTTTGTTGTGTCACCAACTAAATCAATAAAAGCATCATCCCCTGCTGCTGGTGCTATTATTTCTATTTTTGAATCTGCACCTGCTGCATGCTGAACAATTAAATCACCAGCTAAATCTATCCCTGTTTCTTTAAAAACAGCAGTACTAAACCCATTGCAAGATGCTCCAATTTGATTTGCATTTGGTCTGAAAAATCCTGTACTGGTCGAACTGCCAAATGTATAAGAAGGGTCTGCCGCAGAACCATTAGGACCAAAAAAAGCACCAGTACTTAAACTTATGAAATCTAACTTATCAGATGCGTTCGCTTTATAAAATGACATTTTGCCAGTTGCTGTATCCGCATACCACATATATTTATATTTAGTCGTAGGCACAGAACCAAAACCATTATTAATACTTATTGCATCAAATAAATTATTTAAATCAGTCCTAACTACCGAACCTGCGGCATTGTCAACTACAAAATCTGAAGGTTGTGCCATTTTTACTTATGTTTTTACTATTATACTAACCTTTATACTAACCCTGTACCATATCCAAAGGCACTATATGTAAATTGTCTTGCTACAAAGCTTGAACCATTTTTAATACTTACGACAAATTGATTACCAGTAACACTATCGATTGTAAAAAAGTCTCCTGATTGCATATTATTAACATTCAAATTTACTACTGGTTTAAATTTGTCTGTACTTCCTCCTATAGTTGACGTACCAGCAAAGAATTTTCTATTAAAAGCTACAGTAGTTGCACCACTACTAGAACTGGAAAGAATACCATTTGTAGCACTAGAATTATCAATACTTCTTTCTGTTCTAGGTTTAAATATTAAATCAACACCAAGTTCTTCAATGTCTACATTTTCATAATCACTATTATTTACAACATTAACTTTAAAATTAATAAGACGAGCAGTTACATCACTGTTTGTAAAAGTTTGGAATGTATCATTTCGGATATAAGTACAATTTCCAGTAACCGTTGTACCAACTTCAGCCCTAATTACAAAAGTGTTTGCATTTGGTGTTCGGTATATTAAAGCACCAGTTATATTGTCATCGTCTGGCCTACCTTCATAAGAGCTATTATCTAATCCGTTTGCTGGATTTTGAGATGTAGCAGTAAAATTAACATGATCCCCAACAAGAAGTCCATGATTGTTACTTGTAATAGTAATACTTGTCCCAAAATCATTTATAGATCCTCTTTCATAAGTAGCAGTTACAGTATTTGAGGTAAATGCTGTAGTACTACTTTTTGCAATCTGAAATTCTAATTCGGCAGTTTTATTAAAGACTGCTGTACTATCCACATCGTCCCATGTTTCAATATTATCTGTACGACTATCCCATAATGTAGCTGTAATAAATCCTTCCTTTTTTTCATGTGTATTAACATGAAAATTAAAAATATTACCTAAATCAATGGTATTTTGAAAAGTATAGGAGCCGCTAGATGAAACACCAGCAATTACATCATCAATATTAGAATAAGTTGTTCCATCAGCTAAAGCTAAAGTATCGAAATCCGTAAGCGAGTCAGTGGTTGTTCCACTTGTTAACCTTAATCCGGCAATACTTGAATCGTAAACAAGATTAGTTTTTGCTCCTTGATAATTATTAGTATTTTCTCTTATCTGGGCTGCCAATAAATCATTTGATTCGATTGATTTAATTACAACAACGCTTGTAGCTGATGGACTTTTATTACCTATAACGTCAATAAATTTTACAAAATATTCTCCACTAACATAGTCCATAATTATTCCCTGTACAGATGCACCAGGTATTGTATGTATTACTTGTGCTTCTCCATAATTTGCTGTGCCATCTGTTTTTGGACTATGTGAAATTTCAACAAATCCTCCAAATTCCACATCTATTAATGTAGTTTTGTCCCAAATTAATATTAAATTATTCCCACTAAGTTGAAACCTTAAATTAACAACATTTTCTGGCGGCGCTGACAACCCAGATGCGTTGAGGTTTTTTGCACTTGGAGTTAAACTGGTTATAAAACCATAATTAATTGATCTAACAGAAAACTTATAAAATCCAGGTCTATTGTTACTAATTATAAATTGATTATCTCTTACCTCTGTAACAATAGGTTCACCCTCATCTACGCTGTAAGCAATTTGATAAGCTCTTGCTCCAGCAACATGAGCAAAATTTAAAGCAATTCTACTTTGAGCACGTTTATTTACTACAATTGTTTCTTCTATCGGTTGTTGGAGTTCTGGCGATGGTAATAGGTCAAGCAAAGTTGTAGGTGGTCTTTCAACATCAAAGGCTGAATCATCACTATCTATAAATGAATATTTATTATCATCATAAAAAACTGCTGTAATTGTAAAAATTGCATTATTTTTTTGCTTTATATTTGTTATCCTAAATTTTCTATGTTGGACATTGCCTGTTTTAATGGCAAAAATAGTTCCTGCTATCGGATCTGTATCAGAACTTGTACTGACTGCTGGTGATACTGTAATAGTCGATCCACTAACAGTTTGAATAACACTTTCCTGTACAGATCCATCTTTTCTAATAATTAAAAAACTATCACCAGTACCACCTAAAGTTGTATTTGTACTGTCATCAACAACAATAGTTGTGGTGTTACTAACAGTAGCTGCTGATTTAATCCGACCTGATGTTCTTATATTTTCTTTTAACTTATCTACAATTTTTATTACGTTAAAAGGTTCTAGAACTGCTGCTGCTTCTAATCCACATTCAAAAGAAACTATTTCTCCTTCAAAATGAGAAGAATAAAGTATTGACCTAGCATATCTTTTAGCCTGGTCCCGATCTGTTGTATATAAAGCCTGAATATTTATTTGATTTAAACCAAACTGAGTTATTTTTTCTTCATTCCTAACACTTACCTGATCTAATTCCTGTATATCATTATTAAAATATGAAACATTGATCTGAGTATATTTTTTATCTTTATCTATTCCAGAATAATTAAAAACTCCGTTTACTACATTTGCATTAGTAAATAAATAAGAAACAGTAGATTCTGGTACATCTAATGCAATTTTTAATGAACCACTTTTGTAATAAAGGGTTGCTCTCATTAAACCAGCAATTTCTTTTATGATCTGTAGGGCTTTTCTTCTTTGCTTAATTACACCATTAAATGAATAACGAGCCTTGCCACCTATCAAAGCTGAAGAATGAGCACTTGCTGCATAAAAAGACGCTATATCAATTTTTGCATCGGAAATGTTTAGACCATAATCTTCAGTTAAAAGTGCGTATAAAATCCAAGCTGGATCGGATGTCCAGAATTTATTTCCTATAGTTGAAGTTTTATCATTTCTAAAGCCAGTAATACCACCAAAAGTATAACTTGACGGATAAATAATTCTCCCATAGTTTGCAACATCAACAGTTACACCTGTTGGTATTCGCACCTTAATTCCCCTAATAAGGTATTTCCTCTGAGGTATGTTAGGAAACTGTTCGGCTGAATATCTTAATCCAAAATATGCACTTCTAAAAAAGTTTGTGATAGTTTCTATTTGAGGAATAGTTGTTCTAATACTTTGTACTGAAAATTCAGTAAATCTTTTTTGGCCTTCTTCATATAAATTATTTCCGTCACCATCAAAGGGATGTCTACCAATAGCATCATTTTCTCTAAACTCTGTGTCTTCTCTTAAAACCTCAACTGTCATAGGATAATGAGTACTTCTTGCCAAAGCTGTATCAAAATAAGCTGGAGGAATATCTAATCTGTAATCCTTACTAAATTGACCTATAGAAACTCCATTTATTTCATACCTGCCAATTGTTATTTCTGCACCTGTGTTACTTCTTACTCTTATTTGTATTGCTACATTCCCATTTCCTCTGAAACTACCAGCACCTATTCCAAGAGCAACAGATGATCCATCATCAAAACTAATTTGTCTTAAAGAAGCCCACTGTAATGTCACAATAACCGATCTAGGTGTGCTATTGACATCAACGCCAGCATTAAATTGAGCCGTAACTTTATTTCCTTCTGGATTGTTATTATTTTTTACAATTGTATTACCTGATAAAGGAACATTTTGTTGTAGTTCATTTACACCAGACATTATCGGTTGACTTTCTTGTCCTGTTCTTACAGCTAAACTTATTTTTCTTATGTTCACAAAATCATTTGGGGGATTACCTGATCTAACTGCACGACCTTGTAAAAAAATATCTCTTTGTGCTAATTCAATGTATGTTCTTTCTGTATCTTCGGTAAGTTCTGGACTATTAGGTGATGCTGGCCTTAACATACTTGTAGGTATGGGAATACTATTTCTAGAAGGTGTTGCAAAACCTTCTATTTCTGCACCATCAGAGACTAAGTCTAAAAGGGTAATAAATTGCTCAGATTTAAGATGCCTTTGTGGTTGACCATCAACTATAGTTCCAAAATTTACATTACTTATTTCTCTTGCCATTTCTATGTACTAACCTCATCAGCTACTTGTACTGTATCAGCACCAGCACTGATAACAATAGACCCTACTAAACATTCACCAAAAACAAGAGGTGCTGGCCCACCAGCTTTTGTAGTATTAGCATTCTGATTTGTTAAAAAAGATTCTACCTGTGGATCTGTTCCAGGTTCTATAGGAACAGGAGCAAGCAAGTCAGCAACAAATGCTAAAGCTGTTGTAGCAAGTGCAGTTAAAAGTGCTGCTGTATTAGATACCGTAGTATTAATAAAACCAGCAAATAAAGTTCCTAGAAAAATATCTATAAAATTACCAGATATTATAGGAATAACTTTAAGATCGCCTTCACCTTTAATTACTAAATTTTTAAAAGTAATATCTAAATCATTCATATGTACGCTGTAAAAAGATTCAGTTAAATGCTGTTTTGTATCGGGATAATTTACCTTAATAAAACTAAAGACTTGATCCACATTTGAAACATCGGCTTCAAATTCTTCTACACCAGATAATTTCCTTAATGGGCCATATAGTTTTATTTTTCTTAGCATAATTCTGTCTCCATGTAATGCCAATTATCATCTTGTATAGAATAAATATACCAATCCAACATAAATATTCTACAATTTTTCTTATCTGCTTCTGAAGGTTCCGCACCACCTTCTACATGAGAATGTATAACTGCCAGTACTTCAGCACCGCTGTCTTCGCAAGCAGCATAATCTAAAGGGTCTATTGCAAAAGTAATCTCTACATCAAGATGAGATGCAAGATTTTTACAGGGCCAAAAAAATTCTTTACCATCTTTTTCAGCCAACAAACCACAACCCTCTGCTGGTTTACATCCTTGAAAATGTTTTTCAGCTTCTTGTTTCCACATTATTCAAATACAAAACTACCAACAGCAGGAAATCTGTCTTTTGTTATTTGTAATTTAGGTAGTTGTAATTCTTCAAAATCAATGGTATTTACAAGTTCAAAACTACAAATCTGATTATTTTCAACTATTTTTTTATTTATTAAAAATTCTTGTTGTTCTAATTCCATTTGTGGATTTGGGGAGCCATAAGGGTTATTACCACTAAAATTAGCATCATCTAAAAACTGAGCTAATGTTCTTCTTCTTTTTACTGTTGCAGTCTGTAAATCATTAAAAGCTGTAATTTGATTTACTATTTCTAATATTGTTGAAAATGTTCCAACAACATTACTAAAAGTTAATGTAGGTCTTGCCATTGTTGTATTATCTCCAAATTCAAAACCTTCTGCTTGGCAAGCTATGGGTCTGTAAGTTTCTCCTGCCCATACAATACTTGTATTAATTTCATTTGTGCCATTATGAAATCTATAATAAGTCGTTGGTGAAGTATCTGTCGCACTGTAATGAGTTCCAGATACCAAATCTATTTGAAACAATTCAATAATTGAATAACCGTTAAGATTTTGAAGCTGCTCAACAGGAATTGTCATGGTTGAAACACCTCCTCAAATGTTGCTTGTATTGTAGCTCTACCAGCATAATTTATAGTTTTTGACCATTGTTTACATATATATTGAGAAGAACTAGATTCTTGTGGTGGTGTGTATGTAAAACTTGTAACATCTTTAGCCCTTGCATCTAAAAAATCTTCTATCGTATTTGATTCTGTTTCTGTAATATTTCTCCAAGATAAATTATACTTTTTTTTGTTTTGATTTAGTCCAAAAGTAATTCTTGAAGAATAACCATCTCCATACTTTATCTCATTAATAGTAGGTTGCGAATTTTTTTGTACACCAAAACTCGCTTGTATTGAAGGAAATGTAGACATTATGCTAATAAACCTCCTGATCTTTTTTGTTTTACTATCTCCAATTGTATTGCAGTTGCAATAGCTTCACCAAACTGTTGACCAGTTTCATTATCACCTTGGACGCTCGTACCAGAAGCATCAACATTAACACTAACATTTGTAGAACCACCACCTAATGACTCAACCCCTAAGTTACCAGAACGACCACGTTTTAAAGGGAGTATTGCTTCCGCACCTGCCTCGCCCATAAGACCTAAATTACCTGCACCTCCGTAACGAAAAAATGTTGGTTGCGTTACAACACCACCCTTTGCATATTTCATCAAACCTTCTTTATTATATGCACTTCCTTGTGCATCAAATTTTAAATTTAAATTAAAAGCACTACTAATACCTTTAAGTAAAGGCATCATTATTCTTTGTCTAACTATTATTCTTGTAATGTTTTCTATTACATCTCTTGCAAAATCGCTAAAATTTAATTTACCTGTAGTTACAAAATTAACGAGTGCATCTTCCATATTTTTAAATGCGTTTACTGTTGCATCTTGTATTTGTTTTGTAACGTCTTTTATAGAAGCAATATAAGTTTGCATACCTGCTGCAACTTTTGTACCAAATGTATCGTCTAGTTCTTTCTTAAGTTCGCTAGTAGCTTCTTTCGCTTTTTGTGCATTTTCCACAAACTCATCAAATTTAGGAGTACCGAAGACCTCCTCTATCGTCATATTTTCTGTTCCTTCAAAAAGTTTTTTTAGTTCATTTTTATAATCAATTGCTGGTTGTATTGCTTTCTTTATTCCTTCTTGATTACCTTCACTAAGCTTTATTCTAAAGTCAAAATTTTGAAAGTTTTCGATAATATTTCCTAGTCCAGGTATTTTCTTAAAACCTTCCAAAGTATCTTTTAACGCATCCATCATTGCATTTACCATCTCTGCAACTTTGTTAAAAGCTTTTCTTATCTTACCTATAAAGAAATCAAATACCCCAGATACAACCCCAAAAATATCAGATGAAATTTTACCTAAAACACGACCAACGCCTTGAAAAATATTAACAACATCAGTAATGTTTTTCTTAATTATATCTTTGTTTGTGTTGAAGAATTTTAGTGTTTTTGTAGTTTGATCTTGAAATAAAGCACCAATATTTGCAAACAAACCCCCAAAATTATCTTTAAAATTAGAAAACTCTGTTGCTAATCTATCTAAAGCAGCAGCAGGTGATTCTGCAAGAATTTTTGCATTCTCTCCATACTCGTTAAATAGTAATTTACTAAATCCTAAGAAGTCATCTAGTGTTACCTTACCTTGTTCTAATGCTTTATCTAACATTGCAGGTGTCATATCCATAGACGCAGCAAATAATGTAAAAGCTCCAGGCAAACGCTCTCCTAACTGTTGTCTAAGTTCTTCTGCCGATACCTTACCTTTTGAAAATACTTGAGCAGTCGCTACCATCGCTGACTTCATATCTTCTAATGATCCACCAGTACCTCTAATACCAGCAGCAATTGATCTAAACACATTTTCTGCATCTTTAACAGAATATCCAGCACCTTTAACTGATGCTGTTAATGCAGTAAATTGTCTAACAATAACGTCTTGAGGTATTGCTAACTCTGCACTTGTTTTTGCTAAAAACTCTTGTGCTTGATTGTATTGTTCTGTATCACCAATTACAAGTTTTAAAGCTAATCTTTGTTTTTTTAATGATGCTGTATAATTAGCAATTTCACCTAATGATTGTCTAGCACCGCCAAGAGTTGCACCAACAGTACCACCAATAATTGCACCTTGTACTCCACCTCCAAAAACTCCACCTAATGTTGCACCTATAGCACCTTCTACTCCACCAAAGATACCAGCAGCACCGATTGCACCAGCAGTTTTTGCAGCACCTCGTAATCTACCTCCCATACCCTTACTAGCAGTCCGCTGCATCTTCATTAAAGATCTATCTAGTCTATTTGCTTCTCTTGTTGCTTCTCTAAACTCACGGCTATTCATATCTACATTTCTAGCTAATTCTCTATAGCCATTAGACAAAGCTCTTGTATTATTAATGCTTTTTACTTCTGTTCTTTCTTTTGCTTTTAATTCTCTTATTAATCCTTTTACTTTTATACCTGCACCTTCTGCACCTTTACTCATTCGTGATAAGGCACTACTAAGTCCACGAAGATTTTCTAATCCTTTTGTTTCAAAAACAACCTTTAGCTTAGTAGTTTGATCTGCCATTATTTTTTATCCTTCTGCATAAGTTTCAATGCTTCGTATTCCATTACCTGTATTCCTTCAAACATAGCAACAGAATCTTTTACTGTATATATTTTACACAAATATTCCAAAGATTTATAGTTTATGCCAGTTAATCCAGCCATACTGACATACCACTGTGTTGATAACTTCCAAAACATATTAACAGTCTCAGTATTTTCTTCCCAAACAATACAATCAATTGTTCTTTTGTTTTGATTTTCGGCTGCGATTTGTTCTTCTGTTGCACCAAATGCTTTTAATGCTTCTACCGTTTCATCAATTACATCACCTTGCACCCAATACTTCGCAACCTCTCTTAGTTTTTTTCAGAAGCTCCTTTCATACTTTCGCCATAAGCAACAATTATTGCTTGAACAATATAATGATTCTCCATTATTGCTTCTAAATTATCTTCATCAAAAGGTATTTCGTTACCTTCCTCATCTTTAATACCAGACCAACCAACAAGAACAGTTTTGACAAAGTTGTCATCACCACCATCAATCATCTCATCAAAGTTTTTACGACTAACATTTTTAAATTTAGCCGTAAATGTTTCCTTCTTAAATTTACCTTTATAAGGTGTTTGAACAGTTACATCCCAATCGTATTCGGTAACTTTTTTGAAGACTAATGGCATAAGTTAGGTCATTACTATACTTAGCTCATTATTACCTGCTGTTGTAGGTAATGCCAAGTACGGTAAGTTCAATGCGTTAACACCGCCAGTATCAACACGAGTTGCTCCTGTAATATCAGTCTGTGGAACATTAACAGTAACGATGTTACCTGCACTACCACCAAGAACAATAGAACTATTACCAGTAGCAGTAGCGACAGCCTTTGCAAAGTAGTCAGT